TTCGAGGATGCCGCCGGGAACTACTTCACCGTCCTCTACCAGCTTTCTGGATGCCAGCATCATACCATCACCCCGGTCAGCCCCTACATCGCCAAGCAGTTCTGGGAAAGGTTCAGCCGTAAAGTAGGGTAAGCCTCCATAAAGTATCTTCGGAATACCGTAAAATTTTTTGTGAAAACTTCAGCATACGTTTGACTTACCAGACCGGTAAGTTAGAATGAAGATACAGAAAACAACTTACCAAAACACGGAGGATTTAGAAATGCTGAAGGTGAAAGAATACAGCAGCTTCGAGGCTTTCGAGCAGGACGAACACCGGCAGGACGTCGATCTGGTTGCCATCGTGAACAAGCCGAACGGCATGGTTTGCGCTGACCTCATCACCGACTGCAAGATGTGGCAGACCGCGGTCAACCGCTTCTTCAAGGCTCTGGCCGGGGATGAGCGCTTTGATGGCTGGCAGGAGACCATCACGGAGTGCATCAAGGAAGGCTTCTGGCAGGACAAGGCGCTGACCGATGGCAAGTACACCGGCGGCTACTTCTGGGAGGTTGAAGATCTCGATGGCCGGTTCTACATCTGCCTGAATGTTGTCGGAAAGGAGGTTGCCTGATATGACGGTTCTGGACCACATGAAAGCCGCCGGGTATGACCCGAATGCAGCACGCAACGCGGATGATCTGCGGCGCATGGGGGCTGGTACGATGGAATGCGAGAGCATCCAGCTCCGCACGTTCCGCTGCCGCCCCTACCAGTACGAGGGCGAGATGTTGGCCGTAGAGGCCACCGCAATGGTTCCCTTTACGGATGGTACGCAGCGGCCCTACCCGGACGGATGGCCGAGCAGCATCAAGGCAAGCGCAATGGCTTTTTTCAGGATTAAGGAGGATGAGTGATATGGCAAAGCAGATGATGAAACTCACCGTTGAGGAAGTCCGGGCGAACATCCCGTACGACCTCATCTGCATGGTTCGCTACGGCTGCACTTGGAGCAGCGGTCGCCGCCGCAGGGCATGGCTGGCCGACTTCAGCGAATCGGAGCGGGAGGCCGCAGGGCGGCTGTTCCGCATGGCTCACAACTGGACGGTCGGCCGGGGCGTTCCCGATACCGTGCAGATGAGCCGGAAGACGTTCCACCTGTGGCAGAAGCTCGGCGACTTCTGCGCGTCCATCTGAAAGGGGAAGCATCCTCATGGAGAACGACGCTACTAAAACCATTCTTCCATCGAAGGAAGCACTCAACGAGTTCTTGAAGGCACACAAGTACAAGTCTTTCCCGACTGCCGTTGAGGCGGCACGGAACGGCAAGAAACTTGTCTTCATCTTTCTCGACTGGGAAGCTTACGGCGACCGCAGCTACTACTACTGCAAGGAAGATGATACCGTTTACTCCGACTACCTCAGTATCGGAGATTAAGGAGGAATTTGCTATGACCGTTGAGTATCGCACCATCCGTGATGCTGCTGAAGCGTGGGTCCGCGAAATGAATGCCATCCCGCAGGGGATGATTGAAAAGCTGATGGGCATGAACCCCGATGACTGGACCGAAATCACCAAGCCTGCTGCCGGTGACACCGTATACGTTTATGATCTGCCCGATGAGGTTGACAGCCTTGAGCATTGCGGCACCATCAAGAGCTATAACGAGGAGAGCGACCTGTACTGCATCGAGCTGTATGATGGCAAGCTCGTTTCCGCCGAGGAAGATGACTTTGATGTTGAACGGGACGACGTTCTTCCGATGTGGGGAACGATGTGGTCGTTCGGCGACAATGTTGATGACTGGTGGCTGGAGAAGAATGGCGGGCTTCAGGCGATGTCCAACTGCGGGTTCCGCATCTATGAGTCCGAGGAGTTCGGCTACTTCTTCGGCATCGACGGAGCCGGATACGATTTTTACGAATCGCACTGGGAACCGCTCTATAAGGCTCGCGGTCTCCAGTGGCATGACCCGATGGCCGAGGAGGAACGCCAGATGCTCCACAAGGGCTATACCAAGCGGTCGCTCGGCAACAAGTGGGTCTGGTGTGACAAGAACGGCGCGGCGGTCAAGGAGGTGGGTTTCAGTGTACAAAATCAGAGGTAAATATCTCGGACAGCCGTGGGAGGACATCGACGAGTTCGACACCCGGCCCGAAGCTCTGAAGATGCTTGCCGAGTACCGCATGGCCTATGGGCCGGGATGGCGGTTCACCATCAAAAAGGCGGTGGCAAAATGAGCAGATATGAGCAGCTTTCCATGTTCACCATGAACGTGGACCCGATTACTGCCACCTGCTGCATGGATGGTTGCCCGGCTCGGGCCAGCCCGGTGGAGCCGTGGATGGCAGCGCTCATCCCCGCTGGAGAGTATGTGGTGCAGATTGCTGGGCATCCGCTGGTTCTGCGGCCCATGCCCGGCAGACAGGCCGACATCCAGCGTGGACATGAATACTACCACTACATGATCGGCGGGCGGCTTTATGCCGGCACATTCGTTGGGAGGGATTCTGGATGATGGACAAAATCGTGGTCACAGCGGCGGACATCGAAAAGCTCCTTGCATGGCGGGACGAGCACAACGATCTGGTTCGTTCGATGCTGGTTCCCCTGCGAGAAGTGGAAATCCAGATTGTCGAGAGCGGCATCTCTATCAAGTGCTTCCGCTCTGACAAGAAGCTGAAGCTCTACCTCGACAGCCCGGCCCGGAAGCTCGGCCATGTTGTCTTCGCTCCGCTGGGCAACGGCCTGTGGAAGAAGAAAGTGAGTACACTCCCTGCGGACTGCAACCCCACCGAAACCGAACAGGGCGCTTTGACCGTGTATGGCTCCCTGATGGCGCTGATGACGTATGGAACGGGCAGCATCCGTGGTGGTGTGGCTACCACAACCTCGAAGGCTCCTGCTGAACGTAAAAGCTCCACAAAGCCGCATACGGCAAGCACCACATACATCATTCACTCGGCCGGAAAACAGCTTACAGTGGTTCCTAGAGGCCACCATGCAAGCCCTGCCTGTTCCTTTACCGTAAGAGGCCACTTCCGCCACTATAAGAGCGGCAAGACGATCTGGATTGCGGAGTACTGCAAGGGGACTGGCCGCAGCCGGGGAAAGACCTACAAGATTGGAGGTGATCTGGATGACCGAGAAGTCCGAATGGCAGTTCCTCGTTGATTACGTCAAGGATGACACGACAGACTTTCGCAACGCCGTCTGTCGCAGTCAGCTCATGGCCCTGTGGACTGCGTACTGTATGCACAACGACCTGTGCGTTGATACGAAGATGTACGATGCAACGCTTTTTGATTTGTGGCTTGCCGTTTCACTTGAGCGGCGACGTGCCTTGCGCATCTTCCGCTTCAGTGAGTTCGATAGTTGGATGAGCCAGTGGCTCGTATAAGAAAGGAGTTTTTATATGCTTATGTTTTCAAAAAATGTTCCTTATATTGCTCAGGCCGGGCTGCTCCTCTCGCTTGGCGCCGACAGTCACGCAAAGAAACTCATCAATGACGCGCTTGCCGAAATGACCGACGGCATTTGCGAATTTGCACAGGGCTATATGCGTGCTGATTTGCAGCTTGTTGTTGCAGCTCTGAAGGCCACAGTTGACGCGCTGGAAGCAGTTCTCAATGACGATGATAAAGCCTTCGCCGATGATGTGTACCATGGCATGAATATTGCATCTATCGACGTTTCCGCATTTGTGAGTCAGGCAAAGGAAGGTGATAGAAATGACCAATGAACGTGCAGCCGAAATCCTCAACCCTACCCACTATGAGGACTACGACAGCCTCGAAACCGTGCAGGAAGCCTGCCGGATGGGTATGGTGGCCCTGAAGATGCAGATTCCTGAAGTGCCGCTGGCTCCCGGCGCTATTTTTGACTTCACCTGCCCGCACTGCGGGAGCAGGGACTACCTGAAGAACGAGGACGGCAACCGCAACAAGTTCTGCGGCCAGTGCGGCAAAGCGCTGGACTGGGAGGAGGTTTAAGCCATGAAGAACGATGCCGTGTTCAATCTTCTGCCGGAAGAAGAACTGCTTGCCCAGCTTGCAGAGGAGTGTTCCGAAGCTGCCAAAGCGGCCCTGAAACTCCGTCGCGCCCGTGACGGCGTGAACCCCACGCCGGTGTCCGAGGAGGAAGCCTTCGGCAACCTCGTTGAGGAGCTTGCCGACATCTACCTTTGCTCCATCGTACTGTTCGGCGGTGAGCTGGACGATGATGACCCCTGCAATATGTGCGATGATGTCGGGGATAACATGGTCGAGATCATGGAGCAGAAGCTCGCACGCTGGAAGTACCGCTTGATGAAGAAGGAGGCACCCAATGTCCCTGAAGAATAAAGCCGTCCTCATCAGCATCCGCCCTGAGTGGTGCGACCTCATCGTGCGGGGCAAGAAAACCATTGAGGTGCGCAAGACCCGTCCGAAACTGGAAACGCCGTTCAAGGTGTACATCTACTGCACAAAAGCCCCGCAGCACCTCATCACCATTTTCAAGGATGGCGAAGAAACGATGGACGGCGAAATCCACCACGGGAAACCTGAGTTCTTAAAGTGTGATAAGTACCTGCCAGACAGCATTCGTGATAAGACCCAGATGGTTATTGGGGAGTTCACCTGCGACGATATTGATAGAATTACGCCGCTGACAAGCTCTATTCCGGGAAATCTCGAAGAAAGGATTTTGGGAAGTTGCCTTACAGCGCAGCAGGTAGAGGCCTACGCAGGATGGAAGGGTTGGATGCGTTTGGCTGACTGCCACGATGCGTACTGCTGGCACATTTCTGGTCTGAGAGTTTACAAGAAGCCGAAAAGCCTTTTTGACTTTCACCGCGCCGTTGATGAAGATGAGCTTTGGTGTGAAAAATGTGCTGTTGGAGGAAAGAAAAGCACAAGCTGCGGGTTTTGCTATGGATTGGACGGGCTTAGAATCCGCCGTCCGCCCCAGAGCTGGTGCTATGTTGCTGAGAATGAGGAGAATGTATGATGTGGGCTGAAATGTCCGAAACCGCCGAATGGCTAGCTGTTGGAGCTGCGGTTGTCACGGCCATTATCGTAACCGGGCAGACATATCCGCTGCTTTTCTTGCTGATTCCTGCTCTCTACTGAAGGAGGGTGCAAACGTGGATGTAAAAGCATGGGTCTTTTTAGAACTGTGTTCTGTCTTTCTGCAACTGGTTTTCTTCATCCCTTTCTATCTGATTTGGCGGAAAGATTGCAAGGAGATTGGAAAAGAGAATCTTGCCGTTTCCTTGAAAGATAGATTCATAGCGTGGTGCTTATGGTTTCCGTTTTGGCTTTTTCCGATTTTGATTCTTGATAGCTGATAGGTACAAACGATGGACATAAAGAATAGTGAACACTACAATGACCCGACGCCGTATGAGGCACACAAGAACATCCGCAAGGAGGAGCAGCTTGAAGCTGCTCGAATGCGCACCATTAGCGCGTTGGTCAGCGCATTGAAGCAGGTAGCCGATCTCGCCGGGTTCGAGATCGTGGGTCGGGTTGTTCTTATGGACAAGGATTCCGGGAGGATTTTCAGATGAGTACCCCAAAGTGCGAGATGTGCGGACGGGACATACCGAACGCCAAGAACCGCCAGAAGTTCTGCCCTGACTGCGTAAAGAAACGTCAGGCCGCACAATCCCACAAATCTTATCTCAAGCACCGCGAGTATTATCTGGAACGCAGCCTTGCTCAAGCTGAACGTCGGAAGCAGGAAGCGCTGGAGGAAAGGATGCTGGAGGAACTTTTGCTCGCAAAAAGACCGGAACCGAAGTACAGCATCACTCAGGTGGTCGAAAAGGCAAAAGACCTCGGCATCAGTTACGGCTGGTGTTCGTATCTGCTTTCGGTCGGAAAAGTCTGTATGGAATGAAAGGAGAGCGCTCATATGACGCTGATTACGAAGTCCGAAGAATTGATGGCCGTTTCTGTCCGGCAGGGTGTTGAGCTTGCCGCCATTGAGGCCAAAGTGCTGCTGGGCTATCTGGAGGGGCATGACTACAGCCTGATGATGGATGACAAGTTCCATCTCGCCCTGCATGACAATCAGGACGGCGAGAATGCCGACAACGATCAGCCGTACACCATCCGGGACTGCATCGACTTCTGTCAGGAGATGAACAGTGAGCTTCTTCTGGAGGAAGCAGGAAAAGAAGGCGGCGACCCGGACTACTTCAGCGAGCTTCAGAAGGACGAGCTGATTCTGGGTCTGATGATGGGACGCGCTAAGGCAGTGCTTCCGCCCCGGACCAGCACCTACGATGTGGTCATCATCGAATACCTGAAGAAGGTCGTACCCGTCGAAGCCGCAAGTTGGGAAGAAGCCAAGATGCTTGTCAACGAGGCGTGGGACAACGGAACCTACGTCTTGACCGCAGATGACTTTGCCGGGGTGAGCTTTACGCTCGGCCACTGATACCGTCCAAAAAGCAGTTGCATTATCGGTAAGCATCTGTTAAAATAAGGATATGTGGCACTATACCGAACAAAAAGGCCCCACACGGGGCTTTTTTGCTGCACAGATACAAACACTCTTTGGGTGAAAAGGCAGCATTCCAGACGAAACCGGTGGCACTCCTGTGTTTTGAAAATGCTCGCATTTTCGCTGCTTTCCATACCGGCATCCCGACTCCCGTCAGTATGGGGGATGCGATGCTGATCCTGTGATCCCTCAGCACCAGCTCTCCCAAAAGCCCAAAACACTGCCGAATCCGTTTCGGCAGCTTGGTATCCACCACTTCTGAACCTGCCGCCTGCCCGGCGGCACAAGGCTGTACGGCTGTTTTCCGTACACAGAAAGGAAAAAACTTATGCCTTCTTTGACCACTTTTAAGCTGCTCAAGCAGGAGCACAACGCCCGGCGGGGCGAGTTCAAAACCGTGCACGGCACGGTGCAGACCCCGGCTTTCCAAAATGTTGCCACCGCCGGTGCCATCAAGGGCGGCCTGTCCGCGCAGGA